CAAACGGGTATTCGCCATGAGCGTAATCAAGTCTTTGATGGATAGCCCACGATGCTGCATCTTCTTTTCGGTTTGAGGCTGCTTGCGGACAAAAAACGGTGTAGTAAATCGCGGGCGCTTTTCCGTCAAGACTCTTGGTATAAGCATAAACAACCTCCACCATGTTCATGTAGTTTACGCCGTTGTAAACCAACATGGTTGTCGTAGGCAGCAAGTTGATGTTGTAGAACGAGCTACTCTTGCCAATCTGCTGCAAGGCACGCTCAACCCAGTCTGGATCCCAGCCTTCTGTGGTAATCTTCTCACGCAACTCAACTTCAGACATCCACGTCCTACGATAGATTACCCGTGATCGCTGCAAGTCAGCCGTCTCTGGCGGAACGATGATCTCATCCCAGGGCTTCAGCGCAACGATCTCGGGAAGATTGCGGCTGATATACTCTTGGTCGTACGTCGCCCGGCCAGTGGTCGCCATTTCGTTGACCATGCGCTTAGCTTCCGAAGCATCAAGGTCAGGCACAGCAGCCTGAAGAATTGCAGCAGCTTGGTCCGGCGCATCAAGGATCATCTGTGGCAATTCAGCAATCACAGATCCCTGTGCTTGCGCCGCCATCTGGAAGAGTTCTTCCGCCGTGATCTCTTGTGTGCGCTTGCTGATGTTTTGCTGCCAGCCTACAAAGAACGCGCTCCAGCCATACTGCAAGGCGTACTGCGCACCAAGTTCAGCTTCCTTGCGCAACTCTTGCGGCATCTTGGAGTCGCGAATCCAGTGCAAAAGGTTTGTTGCAATGCCGCTCATCGGTGCATCATCAAGCGTCACCCCGGATGCTCTAATGGTTGCACGCTGAAAGGCTGTGACGAGCAGCGCGGAAAGCTCATTGCAGGACGAGTCGATCAAGCGATTACGAACATCGCTCGCACCTTCAAACGGCCATGCCGGGCTGCCTTCTGGACGGTTTTCGCTATGCTTTTTTCCGTCATCAGTTTGCCCAGACCAACGAGCAAAACGGATATTATCAAACTTCGTCACCAAGTTACCCTGCGACGAGTTAATCATCGAGCGATTGTACTCGCTCAATAGCTCGCCGATGTCAGGCGTATCAGAAGCAATAGCTAAAGGGTCAACTGGTGAGATCATGTTAATAACTTCCTGTCATAGACATTCGTTTAGATTGTTTTTCCCAATCTAATCCGCCAAAGTATATCGGCTGCATAACAACCATATACCCTAAAGCGTCAATTGGATCTTTACTAGCACCTTTTTGCCCGTCTTGTCCAGTCCATTCCTTTAAACTATAAATTAAGTTCTGGCAAGACTCATGAATCATTAGTTTTGGATGGTTTACACCTTTTTCCATTGGTTTTTCTCTATCCCATGACAAAAGATCATTGATTAAGAGCACTCGCTCTTCAATTGGTAGGGCTGCTGATGGCGTAAAGATGAGCGGATTATCCGCCTGACCCAGCAAATCAAGCACAGTGACGCCGCCGTCTTTAGTGATCGTCTCAGTTCCAGCGGTCCGAGGGTCAATCCAACGGTCCACGATCATCTCACGCTTATCTCCAGCTGTCTCTAGGCTCCAGATAAGCTCAGTGTACTCGTTCACCCCGCGGCCAGCACCTGCCTTCTGTGCCGGGCCAGCTCGTCCGTCGGCCTTATCACTTGGTAGCGCCCATTCCCCGTAGCTTTGGTCCGGCCATTCACGGTAGACCCATAGTATACCGTGCTTGTCTACTCTAGCCCAGAGCATAAACCAGTTACGCGCACCGGCTGGGTCGATAGCCATGTAGTTGCTTCCGTCAGGAATAACCTCCTCTGCGTCACCTTTCCATAGGTTATGGTCACCAAACATGGGAAACTCGGAACCAGCCGTCTGATCGGCCCAACCATAAGCGCGGATCTTAATGTCGTGGCTGGACCGGCCAGACAGCTCCTGTTTCATACGCTCCCAGTTGTTGTACGGGTTAAGCTCAGTATGATACCAGATGCAGGCATGTCTACCATACAAGTTCTCCGCTTGATAGGGCATCTCGCCTTTAGGGACCGTTAGAACATTGTTATTGGGTAATAATGGAGATTTGCGGGTAGCCGTTACCTTGGCACTGTTGATGTACTCCTTCACGACCTGGGTGTAGCCTTGCACCGGCGTAAAGGTAACGATGAGCTTGCCGGACCGAGTGACTAGACGGTAGCGCAGGGTATCGAGCCAGTTCTGCGGGACAAGTTCATCGCACCAAACGTAGTCCACTTCACCACCTTCGACGACCTTAATGTCCTGGGCGTAGTTGAGAAACCAGATCTGGTTGCCCATATACACCGCCGTATTGTCGCTAAACCCGTTCTTCTGGCTAAAACTAATCTGTGTATGATTAGTACGTTTGATGTTGCGGATCTCAGGCGGCAGATACTTGTAGAAGACGTTTTGTTGGGCTGACACACTGGTCATGTGGTTAGTGTGAAAGCACCAGATGCGGATGTTACGCTTGTTGTAGCGTTCCTTTACCCAGGACGGTGCTTGGCCATTAAGATCAGTCCCTACAAAAGCCTGAGCCATACGTTTGGCAGCGTACTCAGTTTTGCCTGAGTTGTGATGGTTTATCCCTGCATAACTATAGTTATGATATACTGGAACGGTAAAATCCCAAACAATATCATTGCGTAAATAGGTTGTGCGGAATACTATTTCCCCCAATGAAAACTTTATACATCTACCCAGTTGAGAAAATGCGCGAATGGATAGCCGAAGGAAAAACCCAACAATGGATAGGAGAACAACTTGGCATTCCAACAAAGCTAATTCAAAAAGCCTGCAAGAAGCACGGCATAAAGTGTCAACGAACCGGCCCACGTTCTGGAGAAGGCCACAAGAACTGGAAAGGACCGGAGAGGACTGACAAGTCTGGTTACATTCTTGAGTACAGTCCCAATCACCCATCTTGCTTAACGTCAAACTTGATCCGCGCTCAGAAGGCCAACGGGAAGTACTTTCGCAAGAAGACTCATGTGCAAAAGCATCGTCTTGTAATGGAGCAAATGCTTGGCCGCTATCTTTCCAGCGAAGAAGTCGTTCACCATAGGAATGGCAACGTCCAAGACAATCGCCCAGAAAACCTAGAGCTTTTCTCGACCAACGCTGAACACCTTGCAGCCACTTTGGTTGGCAAGACTCCAAACTGGACGGAACAGGGTAAAGCTGCGATCCAACAGGCAATAGACCAAGTGGCCGCCATTCGCCGTCAGCACAGAGAAGCAGGTGCGCCGCTGAACAAGCAAACGAAACTCCGTAACTTGTTTCCACTTTGTACAGAGGAGCAGGATCTTTCGTAAATGGCACTTCAGCCTGACAGATAACCTCACGTCCGCTGTCGTCCATAGCCTTTACCCAGAAAGGCTCCGTAATCGCGTCTATACGCTGTTTCTTGCCAGTCTTTGCGTCTGTTAAGATCGTCTCGCCAGCTAGGCATCTGTTCCCACCAAGGACGACCAGTTCATTATAGCGGTCTAGCAGCTTATCTGCATCCGGCCAGTGCGGCAGCTCGTGGCCATACCGCATAGGATCGTTCTGCTCAGCCTTAATCTTGTTCTCGCGCATCAGGAACAGATCAAGCACCTTCTCCGGGCCAATGTTCTCGATCATCTCCAAACGCTGCCGCTTATTCGGCAACGGAAGCGTAGGATGCTCCTCAAGCTTATAGGCTAAAACCTTCTCTACAATTTCTTGATTTTTTTCATTCATACACGTTGACGTTTTCACTACGATGCTCTATATTCGCTCTGTCGTCAAATAACGACCGTGTACCTTCTGCGCCACCTGAAACATCGGACGCACGAGCGACTAAATGGTTCCAACTATTCCTCTTGAGTTGGATTAAACATCTGCTTCGGTCACAAAGTTGCAGAGTGCTGACAGTCACGCCTACGAGAAGGGCAAGAGTTTCCCGAACGGGTAGCCATCACTCATGACTGTAATTGCGAAACGAACGACGACACTTATACGGATCGTTGATCTCCTTTTTGTATAGTACTCCCCCAAGATAGGCAGTAATGCTGAGTCTTGGGGGTACTATGCTCACTCGCAACTCTCCTTGCCGGATTGTTTATCTCCTCCGGTAAGCAGCGTTAGCTGCGAGAGTGAGCATCTGGGCGAAGCCTAGTGCGAACGGCAACACGAAACAAGAGTGTAAGATAAAGCTTAACTTTAACTACTCAGTAAGAAGTAAGCTTATGCTTAAGAACAGATAATCCAAAGTATAGCCAACTCAAACGTGTTAAGCTGCATCTCTTGTGCATTCACCAAGCTTAACGCCCACTTAAGCGCGATATGCAGAACATAACCTGCGCTTAACGCGAACATAAGCGACTTAAGCTTACTTTTAAGCTGCTCAAGCTTGTTATATACCGCCAACTTGTCCTTAAGCGTCATCTTATGCATAGCGTCTTGTTCTTAACCCAAATGTGTTGACCCTGGCGAAAGTTAAGTCCCTTCATCCCCACAAATACCATATCCTCGACGTCAGTGCGTACCCAACGTTTATTGGGGTACAAGTACACGATCTTCTGCTGCGTACTCTCGTTATGTACCGGGATATGCTTAGGTTCCGTAACCATTTTGGTGCTGTAACCGATATGGTCATCTGCCGGTAGTTTCGGCTGCTCAACCGTCAAGGATTCCTTGTCAGTTGCCTCGCAGGCTAACGTACCATCAAGCAGGTCGCTCCTATAGATACGTCGAATGCCCTTGAACGCCTTACGCTCGATGTAGTCCTCGTCCAGCTTGTATGCTAACGGCCTATACGCGCTCCCTAGATGCGCCTTAACGGTTTTCTCGCTGAGTGTGTACTTGGTCATAGTACTAGCGACGGTAGCCGAAAAGAAGTGGCAGCGCAAGCTTACGCCCAACAAGGGCCAGCTAACCGGGTGCCCGCTCGACACGCCCCCCACAGAACGTGTCTATTGCCCCCAGCGGCACAGCATGTACACACGCTGCCATACGCAGGCTAGGCCAAGCTACAAGCGTAGGGCAAGCGCGAAGGGGGCCAGTTGCAAATAAAAAATCTGAGGGGGGTTATGCGTCGCCGTCGCCGTCGTATAACCAGGTGGAACCCCCGCCGCCCCTGTGGCCGGTTTTACAGAGTAGAATCGCCACTCCATATGACTTGTCTTGTATTGTGTTGTGGCCAACCTACTGAAGCGCAACAGCTTGCAAGGGACGGCCAAACGAGCGGTGACGGACCGGCCGGTTTGGTGCTCGGCGGACCACGATTGACGGGCTAGAACGGGCTGCCGGGCACGAGCCGCGGGGCTGTCGCGGGTGCGCGCGGTCATGCTATGTGACGCGGAGGCCGTAACGAATCGAATACCCTACCAAACTAGTCGGGTATTGCCCACCGACTCCGCTGCACGCTCTCCGCTCTCGCACGCACTCCGCACGCTCTCCGCATATTTGCGCACCGCTCCGCACATTTGCTCCGCCGCACGCACGCACCGCACGCACTCCGCATCACGTCCCACGATCGCATCGTCCATGCACTCACCGAGCCGCACGCACGCACCAGGCACATCACTTTTCTTTGCCTGTCGTTTCTTTTTTGTTGCGTACTTATGCGGGGTGGCGTACTTTTGCACCCGTATGACAACCCAATCAGCAATCCGCACTAAAGCAGACGCACAAGCACAGCTAAATGAGGCACTTAGCTGGACAGATAACAACCCAATGAAAAAGCACTTGCTTCCAGTACTACAAAGCGAAGTTGCTCGCTTTGAGCAGCTTGAGGCGTCCGCAGCACGCGCGGCCGCAGCTAAAGCAAAGCACGAAGCTAAGTGCGCAGCTTACAACGCTTTGCCATTTTTTCGTCGCCTTTTCGCAACCAATCCCGCAGCATAAACAACCTCAAACACACTACAACATCCTATGATCGCAAACATCGTTACCATCTCAACCTATTGCCCGCAATATCAAGCATTTGAGGAGCGCCAGATCTGGCTCAATCGTCGCTATCGTCTCACCTACAGAGGCGCGCAACGTATTGTCAGCAAAACACATCCGTCCTCGATCGTCACCCGCATCGAAACAGCAATTTACGCGTAATCCTATGACCACCGAATCAATGAACGCACTCGAATACGCTGCGTATGTACGCCTTGCACTGATGCTCGCATCTGCGGGCTGCGTGCTCGTCACAGCATCACTCTGGGCGTCAGTCTATTGCGACTGGCGCAAAGTAAACCGCAAGTAAACCATCAACCCTAACACACTACAAATGAGATACAAAACACCAACAGCATGGAAAAAATCGGTCGTAATTAGCAAAACATTAACTGGATGGCATGCTATTGATCCGCAGGCGACTCGTTGCGCTAGCATACATGGCGCGCCGACTAGGCGTGAGTGCGTAGACTGGGTGCGCGGATCAAATAAATATCGTTTGAAAAAAGGTGCCTAGGTTCCCGCGCTGGTCACCCTACGGGGTGGCCAGATGGGAGCAAGGACGCTCCAAACAAACACACTACAAACAAACCATATGAATATCACCCTCTCACAGCCCTCTAAAATGCCTTGCCAAGGCTGGTCCGTACCCGCTCTCGCATGCAAAACCGGCTCCAAACTCGCACAGGTTGAGGGATCCGTCTGCCATGGCTGTTACGCTCTCAAAGGTTTCTACCGCATGCCCAACGTGCAGAGAACCTTACAAGCACGCTTGGCTCTAATGGAAAGCCCAGAATGGGTGCCAGCCATGATCGAGAAGATACGCGCAACGGAGAAAAGCGGTTTTTTCCGTTGGTTTGATTCCGGCGACCTTCAGTCGATCAAAACCCTGAAGGCAATCGTCCGCATTGCCATTGCATTACCTGAGATTCGCTTTTGGTTGCCAACGAAGGAGTATGGTATCGTTTCCGAGTACGTTGAGCTATTCGGCTCATTCCCTCCGAACCTCACGGTACGTCTCTCGGCCTATATGGTCGACCGGGCAGGCCCTAACAGCCTAGCTGAAGGCCTAGGCGTCACCACAAGCGAAGTCTCCTCCACAAACGGCACCTGTCCGGCACCTACACAAGGCAACAAATGCGGAGACTGCCGGGCATGCTGGAACAAAGACGTTCAAACTGTCGTTTATCGCTTACACTAGCCATGAGAACCAACCAAGCAGCCGCTTACTCGTACCTCTCGCGTGTCGCCCGTGATATCCGCACCAAGCGCCCGCATGAAGCCCGCGCATTTATTTGCGCATGGCCAGCATTGCAATCGTACATCAAGGGAATCCCTTGGAAGGGGAGACTGATACCCTAACCACCAAAACGCCCCTAGGTTTCGCGCCTAGGGGCTTTTCTTTGCCTTAATTCCTTCCCACTCCGCGCACCTTACGCGCAACCCTGCGCAGACTCTCGAGCAACATAGCAAGCTGCCGGGCTAACCGCACCTCCCGCTTATGTGATACCTCGTACATGCTCCGCCATCGCGCGGCCTCCTCAGCATAGAACTCCGCCTCCTCTTCTAGAGCTTCGCAATCGTCACACATTGCAAGTCGCTCTCTAGCAACGCGATCCGAACGTGCTGCGCTTGAATGATGCGCCAATACCGCTCGGTAAGATCGCGCAGGTCATGCACCTCATTGGCCAGGTCAATCCCATTCTGTAAAACCAAATTTGAATTTTGAATTTGAGATTTGATTTTGAAATTTGAAATTTGATTTTCAATTTCGGATTTGAAATTTGGAACTGGAATCTCCAATTTGCATCGCATTTCGGCGATAGCATCACTCGTTTTCAATCGTTCCAACATGTTCGTCAGGGGCTTTCGGCGGCTTAAGGGCCGCCATGAAAGCGGCAGAGATGTCGTTGTTCGTGTGCAAGTGCACATGCTGGTGCAACTGATCCGGCACCTTGTTCTTCTCTAGGTTAGCATACTTGTCCAGCGTGATCCCCAAGGCCAGCACAGCGTCCTTCGCGGACATCTCCGGCATTAGCTCCATGACCCGTTGTGCAGCGCCATCGATCACCGACTGTAGTTTGGCCTTCAAGTTCGTGTTGAAGTACGCATTCCTGAACTGGCTATCCATGTCGAGGGCACTCACCTTGATCTCGTCCACGCTCCGCTCACTGATACCAAGCTGCATCGCAATAGCCCGGCTGTGCTGCCCTGTGATGAACAGATCGAGCACCTTCTTCTGTATCTCCGGCGGGATCCCGGCAAGCGCCCCTAATCCGTTTACCTTCTCTTGCACGACCCCAGGCACATGCTTCTCTATCGACACGTTAGCCAAACCGGCGAGCTGCCGTGCCCTGCTCTCAGGGGAGCGGTACACGGCGTTTCGTTTCTTGCGCTTGGGCTTCTCGCTCATTCTCGTTCGCTCATAAAGGACAGATCCTCAGCCGTGATGCCGTGGATCTCGCCAAACGCAGCCTCACGGATAGCCTGGAGCTGCATGTAGTAATGGTCAGCCTTGAGCGCAATCTTAAGCTGTATATCAGCCTCCTCTTGGCGTTCCTTTTTCAAAATTTGAATTTCATTTTTCAATTTTGAAATCTCCTCCTCGGCCTGCAATAGCAGCATCTCTGTGGCAATGGCGTGTTCTGGTGTCATTTTTGTTTTATGTACTCTATTCCTGCTTTATCTAGCAGCTTGTATAGCCGCTGCGCCTCATCCTTCCAAGAGTATTCCTTCTGTACTTCAGGGATACCGGCGAGCACACGCAGCTTGTTCATCGCCTTGAACCCAACCCAGATCACCTCTTGGTTATGCTCAAGCGCATAGCGTAGCTGCTCGGGGCTACGGATGTTGAGCTTCTCGATGTACCGTGCCATCTTGAAGTCGAGCGGTGCTACGCCACTCAGCTTCTCCATGCGGTAGACCCATAGCTTACGCCGGTTCTGAAACGCTCCCATATTTCTTTAGCTCGTGTAGTAGTATGTGCTTGAACGTCTCGCTGCCGTCGTTGATCAGCGTGAAGTCTGGGGTGATCTGTTCCTGTTCGGTCTCGGACACATGATCCATTGGATCTACGCCAAACCGTCTGACTCGAATGACGATACCGCCCTGTTCGCGGATAGCTTCAGCCTCATTGAGGAAGCGCACGTCGTCGATGACGAGCAGTCTGTCGGGCGGCATAAAGCCCACCCATAACTGCGGGTCATATGCCCGGCCAGCCATGCCTAGGTCTTGCAAGAGCTTGCGTCCGCGCTCGTCCTTTTGGCCATCCCAGCCCATATAATAACGAGCAAGCCGCTTAATCTCGTGTGCAAACGAGAACAGTCGATACGCAGGATAACACTCCTGAACGACCGAAGCTGCGTAGCTTTTGCCCGAGCCGGACAGCCCGGTGAAGCCGATGATCTTTGTGCGGAGGATCATTTCTCCTCCTTCTGTGTCAGCTTATACGCCTGCGCCAGCACAAGATCAGCGTCGAGCAGTGCAGCCCGATCGTTGGAAAATGCTGAGTTGGCGTCGTAGTGTCGCAATAGGCAGTGCTTGAGCTGCTCGATAGCCGATGCAGCCTGGACCACGACGTGCCGGTGCATGATAAGGTCCGCCTTAAGGTTGCCGATCATTTCTATTTCGCTCATTGTTAGTTGTATTTGTGCCACTTGTTATTTTGATTCACGCCCATACGACGCAGGGCCGTCTTATGCTCGTACCCGATGCTGATAAGCGCATCGACCATGTCCTCGTCTGATGGCCAAGCCTCACGCCTGAACGTCGAGGGATGCGCGCGGAGCCACATGTCCATCTCTGGCCACCGCTGTGGCACCATCTTGTCGGCGAAGTAATCCCACCACACGATCTGCGCCACAAATACCTGGAGCTTCACTGGCAGCTCCATGATCCTGCTCTGCCACTCCCGTGGATCCACTGTGCGCAAACGCGCTACCCATCCGTTCGATTGTCTTTTTGTATTCCTCATTCTCATTTGTTAGTCGTTTGTTTTCTTGTGTTAATTCATGGAGACGCTCCATGAGGGTGTCGATTAGGATGCTCATTCTTTGTCTAAGATGTATCCTAGCGCCAAAGCTAAGATACTTAGCAGCGCAATAGCAACCTGAATTTTAGGCGGATTCTTCATTTTGTTGGCTTTTCTTTGCATCGCACTCTGCGCAGAACCAGTCGCCCCAAAAATCTTGGCTTAAGTCTTCTGCGCAGACATTGCAGACTGGATGCTCGTCCTTAGGGTCACTGTCACCGGGGAAGCCTGTGCTGATCATCGGTCACCCCTCCATTCTTGCATGGCTGACACAGCAAACGCTGCGCTGGCCCAAAATAGGATGAGCAATACTATAGCCTCCCATAGCTCCTCCGCAAAGTAAGCGATCGCAAGTCCGTCAAAGACGGCGAGGGCAGCAAACGCCCACAGGTATGGCAGCGCCTTGTTTGTGTTGTCAGGTTCGATCTTCATGTAACTTTGGTAGTGTTTATTCATTGTGGAATGTTGCTGTCTTGCCTGTAAAGCGTAAGTTTGTGCTTACGCCACACGGGCCGTTTCGTTGGATGGGTATCCCAATCTCACGGAACTCTGCGTCATCGGACAGCTTCACAACCATAACGGCTGTAGCGTCTTGTCCGATTGCACGACTTTCGCGAGCTTTACCCTGCTCATTTAGTTGCGTAATGCTGATCACAAGGCAACCTAATTCGATGCCAAGTAAGCGTAAGCTCCGGCTCACCTCGGCCACCTCACGCTCACGGCTGCTATCCTTGCCAAGGTCGCACCTGACAAGCTGGATGTAGTCGACAAACAGCACACCAAGGCCGTCCGGCGACTTCGCCATAGCCCGTGCAGTGGCGCAAATGTTGGCGATGTCGTAGAGATTATCCCGCACCACCAAGCGGCTGTTGTTAAGCTTCTGGATGGCACTGTGGACGCCCCTGATGTCGCGCTCATGCTTTGCTCCTTCAGCGAGCGCACGCAGGCTGACGTTGCCTAGCCGGGCGACGAGACGGTCGATGATCTGGTTAGCTGGCATCTCAAGCGAGATGACGAGTATTCCTTTGTTCATTTAGTAATGTGGTAAAAGCTAATGCTGCGCAGGCGGGCACAACGCCATTGCCCAATAATCGGAGTTCGTCTATACGGGAATCAATCATCGTTGCTATGTGGGCCTGGGCATGGGCAGTCTGCGTAGTGTCCTCCACATTTCCAGCAGATGACATCGTCACAACATGGACATGGTTTGCAATCGGCTGCCCACACGATGGCATCGTCCAACCTATCGGCAGTCCCATCAGCGTCTCCACCCAACGTGGATTCAGTTTGCCCGTTGTGTTGTGTTGAGCTTGCTCGCCCAACCTGTGCCTCCCACTGTCCTCTTGTTTGTCCTGTGCCATTGAGCACCTTGGTGTTGCCCACGACTCTGGGCGGCTCCCATGCGTGCTGTGGTTGGCCGGGGCGGGAGGGCCATAAACTGCAATACTCAGATTTGGGTCTTTTCGGTTCCCTTGAGTTGTTCCACCTTGCAGCGAGTCTGCTGTGTTCGGAGTCGGCCATGACCCACACTCTTTTGCGTTGGTGAACCGCACCACATTCAGCCGCGCTGAATATGCCCCACGTCGTTCGATAACCCATTCCTGCCAAGTCTTCGATAACGTCGGACAACCCCAGCGAGATATGTCCTTCGACGTTTTCAAAGAAACATAGTTTTGGTCGCATTGCAGCAATTCCATCTGCAATCCAGGGCCAAAGGTGTCTTGGGTCGTCTTTCCCGGCTCGCTTTCCTGCTGCACTGAAGGGCTGACAGGGATAGCCTCCAGTAAGGATGTCCACTCGATCTCGAAAGCTTTCCCAAGGGAAGGTTTTAAGATCCGTCCAAACAGGTGCTGCGTCCATGAGTTCCGCTTCCATTTTTGCAACCAAGTTCGCAATGGCGAAAGCTTCGATCTCACAAAGAGCGACTGAGCGCAAAGCTGGGAGGACTCGTTTAAGTCCAAGTTCAATGCCCCCGTATCCTGCACAGAGGCCAACGTGTGTAATTGTTTCGGCAGTATCCACATTAGCGCGTTCCATTGCCTGGCCTTGCAGACGTGTGACTGTGTTGCCCCGTGTACTGCTCAAGCAGATACTTCACCTCGATGAGATCTGTCGATTGATTCTCCGGCAGAAGCATAAGCGCCTCCATCTTCGAGCCTAGTGCAGCCTTCTCACCGGTGGCGATAATGTCCTGCGTCTTCTTAGGACGCGGCAGCTCCACGTCTTGCAGCACGTTAGTGCGGCGGATAAGTACCCAGTCGCTCATACCTCCTCCCATCTTCTTGGCAGCATCACGCGCATCGTTGGTGGACCGGGCCACACATCTTGATCGAGGCACAGCTTGTACTGCGCTAAAGTCACGTCGAGTTGCTGGTTAGCAATGTCGATGAGTTCCGTGGACGCCTTCACCCACTGCGAGAGATGGGGCGCTTGCATATCGACAACTAGGAAGTAGAAGTCGATGTCCTCTTGGCCGGTGATTTGCTCAAGACCGTATGTGTACCAAGCGGCCTGCTTGTCGTATCCAAAGCCAAAGAACTTGTGGTCGAATTTCGAGAAGTCGCTGGTCGTCTTTAGGTCAACGATAGCCGGACGACCCTTGATCTCGGTGATCATATCCGGCCTACCCTTACACTGAACACCGTCACGCTCCCAGAACATGGACGCCTCGATGACTTTCTTAGCCGTCACCATCTGGAGCAATGGCTCCACGGCTGCACAAGCGCCTTCTACACGCGCACCTTCATCCTCGTTAAGAATGATCTTGCCGATGTTCTCTTGGCAAAAGTTCTCCCACGTCAACTTGCCTTCCTTAGTGCGACGATCGCACGCTGGAGCGATAGCGTACTCACAGCGCCCCTCAAGAGCGAGGCTGTGCACAAGCGTTCCCAACTCCATCTCGCGGGATGGCTTCCACTCTTGACGCTCCTTCCACTTGTAGTACGCCGGGCAGACTGCGAACGAGTCAAGGCTGTGCTTTGATAGACCGTGCATGGCACGGTAAGTTGTCATCTCTAGGTTTTGTAATAGTTCTGTTTTCATTTTGTTATGGGTTAATTTCAAGCGCCCCGCAGCCGACGATCTTGCCAGCTCCGTCACGGATGAGCTTTGTTGGACTAGCCAAATCTGTCCGCTTGGGTAGTGCTGTGCGCACATAGCCAGGCACAATGTACAGCACACCTTCCACAGGGTCAGGCAGGTTGCTCACGCGAGCGTCCTTACAGCACATGATGGGGACACCATCAACGTCTGCCACCTTGCTGAGATGGCTATGCACCTTTACGCTGTAGCCGCTGGGTTCAATCACGCCATATCCTGTGATGATAATGTCGTGAGGGGTTAGGTTTATAAGCTTATTCATTTATTAGGTTTGCAATTATGTTGAGCGCAAGCATCGTCTTGCCGGACTTAGTTTCTCCGCCGATGACCACAAAGTCACCAAAGCGTATCGGACAGATGTTGTCGATAGCAGAATATCCAGTCTTTATCCGCATGGACTCGTCGTCACCTGTCTCGTAGCGGGTCAGTGCATTGAGCAGGAGCGCCTTAGTGTCCATCACCTTGGGCGGAGCAAGCTCACGAGACAGCCCCTCGACTTTCATCACCACATCGCTCAGTAGCTCCGGCGTCTGCACGGTGGCGTCGCTAATAGCCATTAGCGTTTCGTAAGCGACATGCTGCAAGGTGCGCCGTTTGGCCGTGTTCTTGACGATATCTACAAGGTCGCCAATCGCTGCCGCAATAGGCATCAGCGTGTACAGATCGCTAAGTTGGTGAAACTCTGTGCCCGGCAGCGTCTCGCGGACCTTCTCAAATACCACACGGATCTCCGAGCTGGCATTGCGTGACTGTTGCTGCAAGATGATCTCGCATACTCGGTGACTGAGCGGATCGAAGATGTCGCTAACCTTGAAGTTTTTCTCGCTGATGTGATGCAAGAACACTTCAGGATGATTAAGCGCAATCGACGCTATGCCACGCTCAGCCTCACTCGCCGTTGGCACCACCGTGTCAGGCGGCAACTCCACCGGCCTGCGTCTACCAGCTTTCTTGTGTGCTTCCATTAGTAGACATTAAGCTATCGCGCTTCAATAGAGTTTTAATCGGTGTGCGCACCATTGATGATGCACGACTGAGCCAGCCGTTGAGGAAGCGTCCCATGCCGCGTGGCGTCTTGCGTCGGTGGATGTCCGCCTCAAGCCAAGCGTGTGCCTTAAGCAACTCCTGTTCGACGGTCTTCTCACCGTAGATGATGACGAGGTCCTTCATTAAGCCTGCTGGAACCGTCCAGTCTTTGCCGTCTTGAGTCTGGAACGTCATGTTATACATGCTCATCGTCCTGCCTGACTCGGGATCTTTGCAGAGATCGTCGATAAGTTGGTTAACAGAAGTGTACCGCTTGCCAGACGACTCAAGCTCTTTGTTCGTAACGATGCACATGGCATCTGCCAAGTCCTGCGCAGGCTGTACCGGCGTTGACTCTGGCTGCGACTCTGGCTGTGCTTTGCTGACGAGCTGTGCTGGCTCTTCCAGCGGAACGACAAGCTCAACCTTGGTTCCTGACGTATATGTTATATTGATGCTGATGTTCATAAAATGTGCGCGTTGTGCAGTCGCGCCCCTGCATGGTGCAGAATTATTCGAACTCTTCCTCGTTTGTCGTCTCTTGCTTTTGCCAAACCTTATGAAGCGTTGTTAGGGCAAACTCTAGTGCCTCTGCAAAAACCCGGCACTCTGCGTCTCCTCCAAAAACAATTTCAAGAGATTCCACATGCTGTAGTTCTGGAGATGCGTCCGTTCTGACATTCATGTCTCCACTATCACACAGCAAACGCAAAACAGTTCTTCCGCCATGCCCGGAATCCCCTCCCTGTGGACAGTTTGTTCCAATTGAAACTGTTAATGTGGCAAAGTCTTCAAATGTCTTTGTATGTAATTTAATCTTAGGCATATTTTTATTTTAGTTGGTCTAGTCTCTCCCAGTGTCACGCCTGACTGGCAACTGGCGTTCGATCTGTACTAGTATTCGTGCGGGACAGTCACACTCACCACTCATCGACCGAGATCTCCCGGTCCTTGCTCGCCGGAAACCAGCGGGGCAGGTGTCGCTAAAGTATCCATCCCATCCCTTAGTAGCCGAAAAAACAGTTCGCTGTTCATCGTCACTAGCCAAGGGGTTCTGTTTTTCTTGTGAGCCACGATCCAAGCTTTACCAGCACCATCGCGCTCGGCTTGCTCTGTGGCCTTAATTAGATTGAGGTTCTCCACAAACTTCACCTCTTGGTGCAGGTTCTTGAGTTCCTCGCAGATCACATCTGGGCTGTCCGTACCTCCAGCGAACTGTTGCCCACGACGGGCCGTGAAGCCCGCCGCACGCAACTCGTCGCGCCAGAGACGCTCGCCTCTACACCCCTTGGCTCTTGAGTTTATTGGCATCGCGTTTAGCTTGTAGCCAAGCGTTGACCTCAGCCACATCAAACCGCAAGCAACGTGCGCTGATCCTGTGGTGAGGAATCTTTCCTTCGCGGCACCACTTCAGAATGGTCTGAAGCGTGACACCGCACAACGTGGAAATGTCCTTAGCTTTTACCATTTTAAGTCATCCTCCTCTAACTCGGGCTCCTCTTTCGCAGGCTTAATTTGCGCTGACGGGAATGCCTTTGCAAAGCCCGCACGATCTGCGGAGATAAACAAGCTCGTAGCGATAGCCTGGAGATGCTCCGGGGTGATGGCCTTCGACTCTTTACCAACCCACTCGGCAGCCTTGATAGCTTCAGCCATGAGCTGTGCAGCTTGGAAGAGCGCACGCTTTGCGTCTGCCACCGTCAACGAGACTGGCGAACTTGCCTGCACAGGCTTACGAGGACCAGCCGAGGCGACTGCACCGCCAGCGTCGTCGATGATGGCACATTGGTCGGTGATCTTAAGCTCGTTCTCGCCGGAGTGGGTCGAGTGCTTCACGCTGATGCCTTGGAGACCCTTCTTGCCAGCTTGTGACTTGAGAGTCACCATCTGCCCCTTAAGATCGCCCATCTCATCTGGAAGCCAGAAGGATGCTCGGCATTCGCCGGTTGAGTCCTGAAGGACGCAGTTCTGTACGCGCCAAGGACCAAACTTGCCCTCGCCAGTTTTAGGCGGGAACGTCGCTTTGATCGTCACCCGCATCTCGCCAATGACCGATCCATCGGCCAAGTTCTGAATGTCGCTAATTTGTGCTACTTTCATTTTTGTTAGTTTTCATCGGTGAACCATTCACCGAATGCCTAGCAAAGTATACGTTGTTCTACTACGCGCAACTACTTTTTTGCACGAATTTCGTCGTCATCGTCATCATCCTCATCATCACACTCTTCTGACCAGGAGTGCTCCAAGATTCGTTCTTGGTGCATGAGATGAATGTGCCGATCGCGGGCAAAGCGGTTGCCCCAGCCGGCCTCGTAGCGGTTCGTGTTGTCGTTATCCTTCTCATCTTGAGCCTGCACTAGGATTTCTCCGCACTCAAAGTATTCGCACAGAATGTCTTTGGCTCTTTGGATGATGGCTTGGCGCTCGCGTTCTTCTGCTGTCATAGCTTGTAGTGTGTAGTAAACGCAGTTCTGCCGTCAGGTGTCTTGTAAAGGAACTTTTGTTTAGCCGCCTCCTTTTGAGTTAGAATGTTGAGCGTAGCGGTTCTGCCAATCTTCAGTCGTTGAGAGACTTGAGCAAGCGTGTACCACCCAGGAGGTGCAAACTGTACCTTGATATTTTCCGCAAGCTGGGAAAGCCAATCCCCCTCTACAATGGCAGCTTGAAGCTTCCGTCCTTTAATTCTTTTGTCAGCCATACAATTGTCTCGTTGTCAGTATATTCGCCCCACGCCCAGCCTCTACTCCAGGCGGTGGTTGCAATTCTATTCTCCGCATAGCCAGCCATTTCGGGATCTCCAAGCCACCCAACAGAGTAGCCAGTGACACCTTTAATGCGACGCCCTTCAGCGATTTGTACACGGTGGATGTGCCCCATGACAAGCTTGGTGTATTTGCCGTGACACATACGCTCTGCGCTGTCCCTGAGCGCCTGCTCACTGTGCAGGTAGCCGTGCTGGAAGAGAGCGTCGCCTAAACCAACAAAGCCGGTCTTAAGCTTGTAGTCGTACACCTTGCACTTGAGCGCCTTGGCTCGGTCGTGGATCTGGTGGTACACGCGAGTCGCAAGCGCCGAGATAATCGCCTTGGGGTGACTCATTAGCGTCACCAGCCGGGCCTCGTGATTTCCGAGCAGGTAGTGCTGGGGACGGAGAGCGGAGATGAAAGCGAGACCGTCGTTAAGGTCAGCCTCTGGATCAACAGTGGCATCGTGGCTGTCGTTAGTGATAGCGCCCGAGCGCAGGCACGTCATGTCGATGGCATCACCAAGATGCAGCACCGTGTCCGGCTTCCATCGGTCACGAAAGCGGAGCACTTCCTTGAGTACGGCCTGATCGGCCATGAAGCCGTGGCTGCATGATACTGCAAGGAAGCGCTTCCACTTCCGTGTGATGTTCGCCATAGGCTATTTGCGCTTGGCAGCAGCGGCTTTCTTCGCAGCCTCACGTTGGACGCTGTACGCGATAGCGACGGCCTGCTTCTGCGGCTTACCTGCGCCGATCTCGCGCTTGAGGTTTTCGGTGAACGCTTTCTCGGATGCGGATTTCTTCAGTGGCATAGTGTTATTTTACAGGTGCTGCGTTGAATTTCTTAAGCTGCTTGTTTGCTGCTTTAATTGCTTCGCCTTCTGTGTTGAATACACTAATTGTGCCGTCTGGTGCAAGCAGCCTGAATTTGCCGCCAGTCTTTTGAAGAATTTTAAACCTCGTAGCAGGATCAGATTTGATCGACGCATTTGGCAGCACCTCAGCAACAACTCTGCTTGGCTCAAACGCAGACTGAGGTTGTGCCATATCGTATGGCGACATGAGCGCTGCTTTAATCCAACGCTCTGCCTTCATCGGCTCATACGGCAACTTCATTAATGCAGCGTACTTCTTGAATGCACTTGATTTTGCTACACCTGAAATGCTGGAGTTCGGAACTGTTGACTTTGATGCCGCATCAGATGCCAGCTTTTGAAACTCTGGGCTCATAAAGAGTTTTCCAGTTGCAGCGATACGGTCTTTAGATCCACCAATTGCGGAGAACAACTTAGACCCAGCCCATGCACCGGGAGCACCACCGATAGATGCTCCAATGGCAGCGCCGGTTGCTGGGTTCAAGATGCGATCAACGAGTGTTTGCGCTCTCAACTCTTGGATCAACGCTTGATTAGCTTTGCCAGTCGAGCTTACAAGAGAACGAGCTTCTGTGACTCGTTTTGAGATTTCATAAAGCCCTTTAAGCGCCTTTGCAGCTTCAGGCTCGATGATGCCTTGAATCTTGGACATCAAAGGACGTTCCTTTTGTATCCCGTCATACAATGCTCTAAACTTTGCAAAGCTAAACTGTCCGCCAAACTCAGCGCGAGTCTCGGTAGACAAGTCAGATATTGCCGTAAGCAACGTGTTTTTTTGCAAGTCTTGCGGAACAACATTTAGCAGCTTTGTTAAACCCTCAGAGCTGCCCTTGCCGGTCTTTGTAATAGACTGACGGATTAGTCCGGCAATACTGCCTTCCGTGTCCTTGCCGAAAGCATCAACAATAGTGCGCTCAAGGTTTTTCTGCTTGGCGTAAAGCGCGTTTGCCGCAAGTAAGTCATCTTTAACGGCTGCTCCCGCAAGCTGCTCAACTGCATTAAGCTGATCTTGAGTCAGGGCGTTATAAAGATCACTTAGTATCTTTGAGTCTAGACTACCATAGGCATTCTGCTTCCCACGCAAAGCGCCCCGTATGTCGCCTTTCTCGCGTACAAACCTGCCATACGTCATGGTTTCATTATTCACCATTTTGTAAAGGCTTCTTTCTTGAGATGTTAGAGCGTCAACTCCGCCAACTTCTTTAACAGTCTCATCGAGTAGCTTTTTTACGTTAGGCAATCCTGGATTACCTTCTCCAGAGATAACAGTGTTCTTTGGAATGGAGCTGTTAATCTTTTCGTAAGACTCGCCAGTAATCTCATCAAGCTTGTCTCTTGTCTTTTTTAGCGCAGCCTTAACGTCATCGGACACCTCAGATAGACTGTTGTTTGCACCAATACGCTCCATCAGATCATCAGCCTGCTGCACAAACTGCGCTTGCTGCGTCTTCCATGCTGCCTCTGCTTCAGAACCAGAGATCCCGCGAGACGTGCCTACAATGGCTCGCATCTGCGGGTTATCACTAAGTACATCAATTGGCACTTCGATGCCTAACTCTTGCGCTACTGCAAGTGCTTCTGGGTTTACCCTAGCAAGCTGCGCAAGTTCAGTCTGCGCCTTTGTTGCGCCTAATCCGCTGCCGGTAGCCTTGTATATAATTGATCGCAAGTCTTTAGCTGCAACTTCTGGCGCAACCTCTGGAACAGATGCCGCGATATCTTTAGGGATAAACGACTTTCCTTGCAGTAGCCGCTTCGCCCCAGGAATGGCAGCTCCGAGTATTTTAAATGCAGCCTGAGTTACTCCACCAAAAGCGGCTGCCGTAGGTATTTCCTCTACGTTAAACTCGCCGCCTGTAGCAGCCTGAGTTGCTTCGATGCCAGCTTGAGTTAGACCCGCTGCGCCTGCTGCACCAAGAATACCCTGAACTGCACCAGCAGGGCTAAACACCCTGAGCCCTGCCAACGCTCTTGGAATATCACTTCCCCTGAACCCCGGCTTTAAGGCATACTCTTTGTCGTCAATTGCAGACTTGAAGATGTAGTTTCCTTTAGGGTCTTGTTTTACTTGAACATCTGGAAAGTTTGACTTGATGATTTTAGCAGTTTCATCAGCATCGGCAAACATAGTGCCAAGTGAAGTCTTAAGAGCCGGAATGCCTTGAGACAATGAAAACTCAGGCATGTTTCCACGCCAGTCTGGCAGAGCCTCAATCTCTGGAGTGCTTCTTGCCTTGCCGGTGATTGACTCAGAGATACGAGCTAACAACCCCGCGTCTTCCGCAGGCTGCTGACTTGCTTGCGCCTCATGCTCAGACGAGGCCCATTGATAGGCCGTATTTTCATCTGGAGCATCGACCTCGTAAGTTGCACCGGCAATGTCTACTTCAAATGTTGGCATTATCGAATCCTCCGCACAGCTCCGGGTGGTGGTCCAATTGGGCGTTGAACTTGAGCCTGTTGTTCCATGTCTCTAAATGTTGACTTAGGAATAACTCCAAACAATGGAAGTTCTTTAACTCCAGTTTTACTAAACCACTCAGGTGAAGTTCTGTTTTGGAATTCTTCTACAACGCTATTTCTTGCAGACGCAATTACGTTGTATTTTTCTTTTACTTTTTGAATAAAAGCTTCTGGATCAGCAGTTTTTTTAAACTGACTTGAATTTAACCATTGATAATAAGTTCCGCTTGAAAGCGGATCTTTGCCAATTGATGCAGCATATTCTGCATAGCCATTAACAAGCTCTGGCGCAAGCTTCATAAATTCTTGCATTTGAACTGCGTCAGATCCACCTGATGCGGCAGACTGAATCATCTTTGGAAGAATTGTTTGAAGCGAAATAACAAGACGAGCTTTATTTGTTGGATCGTCTTTTTGTATCTTTTCAGCCTGCAATATGTCTTCGCGAATTGTTTTAACAAAGTCGCGTTCTTTTCTTAATGATGGCAACTCAGCCCATACTGACTTAGCAGCATTGCTTTCATCAAAAGACTTAATTAACTCAGGATCAGCAAATGCTTCAATGTTTCGCTTTAAACTGGCTTGAATTGCGTCTGCATATTGTGGATTTTGCTGAATCATTAACCCAGCAACTTGATTTGCCTTTGCAATCTTGGCGCGAATATCTTGCCTGCGAAGTTCATGTTCGCGCTCAGGATACATCGGCGCTGCCTCTTGCTGCTGTTGAACCGGCCCTTGCGCAAAATTGTTGCGTGCATTAAATGCCGCCAACTCTTCTGGAGTTAATTCCACAACGCGACTTGGGGCTGCTTGCGCTGGCTCTTCTGCACTAAAGTCTGCACCTGAGCCGCTGTAGCTTGTGTCAACAATACTTGGACGCACAGCGGGCTGAGATGCTGCTAGTTCTGCTGGTGTCAATGGAACAACACGGCGCGGAGATGCTTGCGCGTACATGGCCTCTTGTTGAGGAGTTAAAGGATAGCCCATACGATCCACCGCAGGATATACTCGTCTTGAATTACCCATTGCCTCTTCAGGCCAACCTGCGTATGGCTCCTTGCCTTGATTTGCGCGGATTGCATTTATGGCAGAAATATAATGCTCTCCAGCAACAAGCTTTTCCTTTTGAGCGTTTTGCAAATATTGCCTGTAGGAATCAATGTTTTGGTTTAAATTCTGAAGCCGATTTATATCAGATTCAGCATTTTGATATTCTTGCGAGGCGATTTCCGCCTGCATTCTGCTTGGTAAATAATCACGCCATGACATATGTTAAAAACTAGTATGGGTTAGGAAAAGGCTGGGACGCCTCAAACTCTCGCATTAATGCTTTCGGCACTGGACCTGTGCCGGACCAACCTTTACGTCTCAGAAATTCCGCAAGATCTGTTGCCGGTTGAGTAGTGTCTTGTCCTGATTGATCTACTGGCGCAACCGCTGCGGGAGTTTTTGGTGCAACTGGTGTGCCTGAGAAAATTGATCCAAACACTTCATCTGGATTACTTGACATAGGCGGCTTCTGTGCGGCACGAGCTCTCCCTGCTGTTTCAGCCTCAATCTGTTGCAGCTTATTCTGCTGCTGAAGTCTTCCGCCAACCACTAAATTAAGGTAGTCGTTGCCAGCGCGAATACCTCCATCCAATGTAAGCTTTCTTGCTTCACCAATTAGCTGTTGTGACTGCTCTGGAGTGTAGCCGAGAATTGTTTGCCCAACTTTATTTCCTAGAAAGTTCTCGTAGGACTTATTCTGCGCCTCAAGTTGCTTAGCCTCCTTCATGTAGCTAGCAACTGACGACGCCGCGCTCGTAATCCCCTGTGCGATACCCTGCCCCATTGCAGCCATGCCCTGCCCTTCGATTCTGCCAGCGTTAGCGTAAGCGTCAGCAATGCCTTGCCCCATTAGGCTCATCGCCTGTGGTGCCGGGCCACTATAAAGTTCACGAGGTTTTGCCATAAAGTTAGCGTTTAATCTTTGAGTCCATCCACAGTTTGATAAACCACTTTACGCGAGGCTTATCTTTAATAAAGGCCGCAAATTGCTGTCCGTACTTGATGTAGGCATTCCTTAGCCATTCTGGCGCTTCGTTCACCATCCACTCACGGAAGGTTAACCAATCTGGGTTCATGCGGCCATACACCTCGCGTGCCACCCAGCACTTAAGGATGCCTGCGCCGCCAAGCGTTCCAGCAGCACCCAATCCTCCGCCGAGAATGCTTCCCCACATTGCGCTTTTCCCTGCGCTTTTAGCCGCGGCTGCCTGAGCTGTGCCAGCCGCCAACTGCATCTGCGCGTTGTACGCGCCATAGATCGAGCCCATGCCAGTCTGCGACTCAGGATTGAAGTACTGCGGACCAGCCTGCTGTTGACTCATCATTGCGTTCTGCGCTGCTTGGCCGCCAAACGCTCCAGCGTACATAGGCTGTTGATAGAACGACACAAGCCCAGGCGCGGATGCTTGTTGCCCCATTGATGCTGGACCACCAAACGCTCCAGCATAGATAGGCTGTTGGTAGAATGTCGCCAGTGCAGGGGCTGCCTGTTGCTGGAAGTAGCCGCCTAGGCCAGTGCCGAGGGCTACAAGCTGTTGCTCGCGTGCCTGACGAGCATTGTAGCGATTGAGCACTTCTGTAAGGTTAGACTGTGCACCAAGAGCTGTGCCTCGAGCAGCAAAGCCAGCGCGAGCCTGCTGATCAACCATACGCTGTTCTTCTGGCGACAAATCAGTCCCGTTGGCGCTTAAGCTGGCCAATTTTTTTTGGGCATAACCTTGAAGGGCTTCATTGATGTCAGCTACTCCTTGGGCCTTCTGGAAAGCCTGAACGTAGCCCGGAGCCTGCTCCTGCAAAGAGCGTTGCTGCGCAGCCCGCTGGCTTCTGATATAATCTTCTTCAAGCTGCGAGTACTCAGGCTGAAGCTCTTTATACAAGCCTATCTGATCTCGGGCTGCTTGCCTTGCTATATCCGCTTGTATCTTTTGAAAAGCCTGAGCGTATGGCAATGCACGCTCCTGCAAGCCGCGCAGTTGCGCCTCTTGCTGGCTCTTCATGTAGTCTTCTTCTAGCCGCGAATAGGAAGGCTGCAGCTGTCTGTACAGGTCAATCTGACTTTGCGCCGATTGCCTTGCCATTTCATCCTGCAAGGCTTGATACTTTGGCTGATAGGCCTCTTCAGATGCATAAACCTGCGGAGCCAAATCAATCTGCGCTTGCAGAATGGAGCGCATCGACTCCTGGTAGTTAGGAGCCGGTGGTGCCTGTACAACTTGAGTTTTACTTCCGCCCATAAAGCAATCTTTCTAATTTTCTAGGAGAAATTTCAACGGCATGATCGTGTCTCCATGCCCACACTTGGTTAATTGGTGATTTACGCTCAAAGAACTGGGTAAACATCTTAGGAACTGCACTTGGCTCACTAGACCATGCCATATGGATCGTCCAAACGCCATTAGGTTTGCGCCATTTCCAGTTGAAATCGCTAACGCCGGGATGTGTGGTCGCGATGCCGGTGATGACGCCGTTGCGCTTAGCCACATAAATACTGTCATGGACACCGTAAAAGCTAAGGTAGCCATCAACGTCATCTCTGGAGACTGGTCCAAGAAGCTTGAGGTTGTGAAGGCATTGTTCATATAACGTGTTTACGAGCTGCTCCCAGTCCTGTACGGTCATTGGTACTTCACGATAAACATTACGGCCCTATTGACAGGGCGAGTTTCAGTTGGAGAGACACTTCCAGTAGGTGCTGAAGTCTGTACGGTTGAGGTACTGCCAATCTGACTTATGGTATTCGATCCCGGAGTAAAAAGTAGCGTTTGGCCATCTGCTCTTGTATAATCATGCGTATGCGTTTGCATGGCTTGAGGTTGATCGCTCAATATAAGCCGACTTACTTGCGGGTCAGGCCCAACTCCGTGCGCCCAACCACGAGGAAAGTAGCCACGCATGTCTGGTAAAACAGATCCGTAAAGTGCCAGCAAAGACGGTGGACTTGGTTGTCCGTTTAGCTCTAGCCAGCCTGTTGGCGGCGTTGCTGTACCCCACATCATAATGCAACCAATAGGGACTGAGATAGCAGTTGAGTCGACATAAGCCTTTGTGGCGGCTTGATTGGGCGAAGTTGGAGGTCCGTTTAAGGTTAGTGCCCCCGTCATTGTGCCGCCAGACTTAAGCAAAAACGACGAAGATATCAGATCAATAACTTGATTAATCGTGGCTTTAAATAAAGACGTGGTTCTTTGAATTAAGATGGAGTCCGATCCTACAGGAGCAGAAGAGACTTGATCGGCTATTGCGCCAGAAACAAGCTTTGCATTGTTTACATGGTCATTCAATAGATCGGCTGTAACTTGCGAGTTACTGCCCGGAAAGTTATTAAAAACAATACTACTTTCAATTTGAGCCATATATTTACTCCTGCGAAATCATCGGTCTGCTTGCGACCATAGCGTGCATTGCAACACTTTTCAATGCTGGTCTTCCACCAACAAAAATAATTGTGGTATCTGCACTGCTGCCCCTTGCCGCAACTCTTGGCCGTAAGGTGCCGTCTGTTGTACCAGAAAAGGTGTAGTTAATTACCGTTTCCAAAGCGTCTGGGTCATGCGTTGTGACTTCAATGCTTACAGAATCGTTTTGGACATTGTTAAATTGATACTCTGCGCGATTGAATCTCTTTTCACCCAATGAACCCATTGTATACTCTCGCGTCTTGATGGAGGCATCAATTCTAGAAAAGCTTTGAAGTCCACCAGTAATTGTGGACTCAGTAATTTGATCACTTTGCGGAATCAAGTTAAATGGCAGAACTGGCGTGCCGGGAGTTGAAGACGTGAACTCATCTCCATAGGGCTGTTCTTCTGCCAAAAACACGCCGCCGTACTCAGTAACTCCATTAAAGTTGATCAAAATCATCAACCTGCGTTGATTTATGTAAGCGCACGAAACAAGATTGTCCAAGAAAAACTCATCTTGGAAATGATCTACAGACTCCCACGCTTGGTTAAGCGTGTTGTAGACGATCATTCTATTGTTGCGTGAAAAGGTTCTGAACACATTAGTAGACTCAATGGTCTGACTTGAAACGGCTGTTACAGCAGTCGCAGAATAAGTAAACGTGTTCAGCCCTGTTGCGGTGACCGTCTTTAATCCAAACAGAAAGTCATACGCAGCATCTGTCAGCGACTCTGGCTTTACTATCTGAAAAGAATACGTCTGTCCTGCTTGAAGTGCAATACCTGAGGTTATTGTAGCTGTGACAGTTTGTGTTTGGCCAACAGTAAACGCAGGGCATGCAATATTGACTTTTCCCGGAACATTCCAAGGAACTGCCATGTAGAACCTGTTTCCATAAAAAGCAGACACCGCATTTGAAACATAGGTGTAGTTTACGTTGTCAAAGAAATCCGCAATAGGCTCAGACAGTGGAACCGTGTTTCCGAGCAGCTTTAGGTCCAGCTGAGGAGTTAGCATCTGCACTCCATTGGCAGACAAGAAAAAGACAAACTGTCCGGCAGACACAATCGACCTGCGAGATAGACATCCGATCTCTGTAGTCACCACTGTTGTCTGACTTTGATCTACCGATCCCGGAATCAATGGATCATAAAGTGGATCAATAAAGACCACATAAACGCTCTTGGCCATAAAGACCAAAAACTGGCTGCTCACCCAAGGTAGAACGCCAACAATCGTGTCATTGCTGCCGTCGTTAATGGTAAAGCTATTAAGCGTTAAGTCTGTCTGTTCGCTTAAAATATCACTAGCCGCCACAATGTAGCGGTCAGTGTTCATAATCATGCGATTTTGGAAGTAGACTCCAAAGTCTGCGCATGGAAATGAGCGAGTAATACCAGTCACGGTGGCTCCACTGGTTATATTGTTTTGGCGAGCTGCCACCAAGCTTACAGTTCCTTCCGTCCAAATTAGAGGTGGCTTGCCTCGTTGAGTCGTCCAGCCCGAGTTGCTGGCGTAAGCTATTAAGTTGGCCCCAGTCGTGTTCTGCCACTGAAAGGTAAATGTCGTACTGTTAATAACGTTGATTACATAATTATCAACGATGTTATACCTTGGATCGTTCCCAACATTGTATCGCACGGTAACCTCATCACCTTCGACGTACCCGTGATTGCCTACAGTTGTGATCGTAATTGTTCCAGTGGCTCCGCTTGCAATGGCAGGATTGCTCTCAGTTGCCGTAAAGATTGTCTCGTCGTACTTTCCACGAAAGATATAGATCTTATTTAGGGCTTGAACTACATCGCACACTCCGCCAACAGCAATTGTTCGGTTGGTTGGGAATGTAATAGCAGCAGAAAGAATTGAGCCGCTAGAGCCTTGCGGAGGGGTAAACAAGAACATGCGGTCCGTAAAGACCTGCACGATGTTGTCCCTGCTTTGTGAGTCTAGGTAAATTCCAGACCCAACCATGGAAAAGTTGTTGAGCGAACTGTCTGACAGCCTTTTGGTGCCCTTACGCGGCTGAGCAATGCCCCTTTGTAGGCGCATGTTAAACGACGATTGCAGCATCGTTGGCTTGAGATTGCCGGGGTCTAATCGACTGGCAAACCCAACAAACATGTCGTCACCGTCCGTTATTTGCTCTTGAGGCATCAGGAAAGCATCTTGCTGAGTTTGTCTACAACACGCTGAAGATCGTCGCGGATCTCGACCATGCGCTCGTTGTGCATGTCCTCCTCTTCCATGTCCTCCTCTTCTCCGTAGCCGCATTCCGAGCAACAGCCATCAGACTCAAGTGGAGAGTCGCATTCTGGACAAGAACGGTCCCTGCCGCCACTAGGGCCGCCGAGGATCATTAACAGGGATTTCATGGACTTGGGCATAAGATTAAGCGATTAAAGATTGTCCCTTTTCCCTGCGAACACACAGATCAGCAAGAGAATAGCGAGTATTGTATTCAAAATGAGGCGCATCGTAAATGGATTTAAAGTTGCCACCCCAACGCAGCTTATGTTTAGCGCACAAGGTCGAGGCTTGCTTGTGCATCATGTCAGCAATCTTCTTGTCAGCAGGAGTGCTGTCATCCATGTACACTTTGCCCTTAAACACGCCGCAATCGATGGCTAGACCAAAGTTGTGCATAGATGAGCCGGGCCTGGCGTTGGTCACCTTTGGTCCCGGTGCGGTGCGTCCTTTGGCGTACAGCTCTGCCTGTTGTTCCCAAGAACGAGTGCCACAGATGATCTTGTAGTCTAGCCCTTCTTTGGCGACCAACTCCTTGGCTTCGATTAAAAAGTCAGCAAAAGCATCCCGAACTTCAGGAAGCAGCGAGTCTAAGTGTTTAGTTGACCGTTCGTCGATCACTTGTTCTCGTTCCGAATAACGTCAATGGTTCCAAGGATTGTCAGCGCAGCGGCGCCTACAGCGTCAACATGGCCAGTCTTTATGCCAAAACCTGCAAGGATAAGTTTGAGGAAGCCAAGCCAAGTTGATGGTTGTTTGAGGTAGTCTTTCATAGGTTCAGTCGTGGATTTGAGCAATTCGCTCCCAAAGCTTGAGCCTGTCTTGCTCGCACTCTGTGATTTTGTTTTCTACTTTAGTTAGCTTGATGTGTAAGTACCAGAGGGCAATTGCCAAAACAAAGACGGAAAATCCTTGTTCCATAACCTTTGAGATAACCGCCTCCATTACATGATCCATAAAGTTAGCACTTCCAGCGTTTAAGGCTTGCCTTGGCGCGTTCTGCTGGGCCTTTGGCTTTAGCGACTACACCTGCCATTCTAGCGCAAAAGCTCTTCTTGCGTCCAGCGTCAGCCTTTGTCTTGGGATTGGGGGCAGGAGCTTTGAGGTTGCTGCCTGTGGCTCTGTTGTACTTGGCTCGACCCTTGGCTGTAAGTCCTGCGCCTTTAGACACAGGGAGTTTCTCGCCTCGGCCAACGGATAGTGAAGTAGATTTCTTGGGCATGTTAGAATGTTGTTAATCCAACTCGTCTCCATGTATTTGCCGCAACACAAACATATAGCCAAGTAACGTCAAAAGCTATTTGTCCAGCGGTTCCAGCAGACGTAGATGTTGCAGGAATTCCAATAGTGGCTACGTTCGTCGTTCTTGTTCCTGCACTGTTTGTCAGGTACATCATTGTGCCATCCCATTCAACAGCATTAGCAACTGGCGTTGTCATTACCACCCCAGCCTGAAAGCTTAACGGATTAACCGTTGTTGTGCCTACTGCAAGTGTTTGACGGCCAGTAAATGTATTTGAGGTTAGCGTTGGAACAGTTCCACGCTGATAAATCAAGTGCGACCCAAGACCCTGTAATCCAACTTGAATGGCATTGTTGCTGGCAGTTGCTGAAGTAATTGCAGTGATGTTGCCTTGTGCGGTGTTGCCCTTCAGGGACTGCACCAGAATTGGCGCAGCGCTTCCAGTAAACCAAGCTGGCCTTGTCATTACCTGCGATACTCCTACAGCACCTGCAACAGTGCATACCCAAGGTCCATTTGTTGGAGTTGGCGTTTGAGAACTAAATGCAATAACGTCCCCAACAACTGTTGAATAGCCATCATTTGGTGGCTGTACTCCGGCGGCATACGTAAATGTCGTTGGCGTGGTTGCAAAAACCGTAATAGCAGCTGCCGTTGCCTGCGTTGTGGTTGGAAGTGAACTAACGACAAATTGAGTTGAATTTGTGATCGAGATAATTGCTGTGCCAGCAAGCCCTCCGGCCCCAAAAGTGTTGCCTTGTGAAAACAGTGATGTGTTTCCAGTTGCTAAAGTCACTGTTGTTGATGCTGTAGACCATGTTGCCGTATATGATCCAGATACAGCCAATGGCGTCTGTGCGTTTCCTGTCCGCAGTGTCACATAATGGAATGAACTGCCAAGGTTTTTTAGTGCCTCATCGCCAGTAATTGCCCCCGTTCCGCCTTGCGTGATTGCCAGCGGAGCAGCTGAAGTAAGTGCAGTTTGCGCGCCAATGCCAGCAGGCGTAATGGCTTGATTGCTTGCCGCAGTCAACCTGCCGTAAGCGTCTACTGTAAACGCAGCAATCTGTGTAGAAGAGCCGTAAGACAGCGCAGACACGCCCGTGGTTGTCAGCGACAACGTGCGGCTGGTCGATAAGTCTCCGCCTCCAGTTAGGCCATCTACAGTGTTCACGCTGACTTCAGACATTGCAAGTTTGCTAAGCGAGATTGCAGCGTTGGTAGCCACATCTTCATTCAGCAGCTTCGATGCAGGTGACTGGAACACCCCGTTAATAACCTTTACAAGGCCACTGCCACCAACGGATGGGATCGTGGTGTGAACGTGCGAAGGCTGTGTTGCGCCAAAGTTAAGCGTAAGCGTCTTGTTGTTCTGTGTGGCTTTTCCTAAGAACTGGATGTACAGACGGTCACTTGCTGAAACAGTAGTCTGCGGAAGCACTACAGACGCGATGTACTGTGCAGTTACCGTTGGATCGTAGATCGAGATGTCATCAGAAGTAGAGAGCAGTGTTGCGGTCGTGCCGTCGTACTTAAACACCTTAAGCTGGACGATTGTCTCATTTGACGTAGTTCCAGTTGAGGACGCCCAGAAGTTGAAGTCAAACAGCCCGGCTGGGATGGCTGTGATATTCGGGTCTAGAACATCAGTGACAAAGTGAACTACTAAGTCATATCCAGTTGTAGACAAATCACCAGATGTATAACTAGTTCCAGTCGTGTCTGATACACGTCCAAGTTCTTTAACAATCGTTGGAGTTGTTGGCAGGCCAGTTGTTGGAGCGTCAGCGGCAGTGTTGTAGTTGAAGAAGAACACTTGTCCTCCACCGCCAGATCCGCCGTTAGGCACTGCTCCTGCAATCCAAGTGGACGTTGCCGCGTCGTACTGTAGCACCTGCCCATCAAGTGGCGTCACGTTGGTGACTGCGTTGCCTTGCAGCTTTGCTACCGTTGGATTTGGCAAGCTACCACTTAAGTCACCACCAGCAGCCTGCGTTGCCGACATGGCCCCAAGAGCTGTAAGAGCTGCCGCAGCGCTGGTCGAGCCTGTTCCGCCGTTTCCGATAGCAATGATAGCACTTGTAGCAAACGCGCCAATCGAGGCTGGAGTGATTGCAGCAATCTGAGCTGAAGTAATAGCTTCTACTTGTGCGCTGTTAGTGAATGCAGACAGTTGCGAAGTAAACGCAATCCCCTGAATGTCTGTGGTTGTAGCGAACCCAGAAAGCTGTGAGGTAGTTGCAAATCCAGATGCTGCATCAGTTGATAGTGCACCAATGCTGGCAGGTGTAATTGCCGAGATCTGCGCGGATGTTATTGCCTGAACTTGCGCACTATTCTGGAAGGCAGACAACTGAGAGGTAAATGCAATTCCCTGAATGTCAGTCGTAGTTGCGTAGCCGGAAAGTTGCGAAGTGGTGGCAAATCCAGAAAGCTGAGACGTAACAGCCAAGCCAATGATCTGCTCAGTAGTCGCGAATCCAGCCGCTGCACTTGTAGACAACGCGCCAATAGAAGCCGGTGTAATTGCGGCAATCTGTGCAGATGCAATTGCACTTACTTGGGCAGTGTTTGTGAACCCACTGATTTGGTCAGTAGTTGCAAAGCCGGAAAGCTGTGAGGTAACTGCTATCCCAACAATCTGAGCCGTTGTGGCAAATCCAGATGCGGCATCCGTAGACAGTGCGCCGATAGACGCTGGCGTGATAGCCGAGATCTGAGCAGAAGCCAAGGCTTGTACCTGTGCGCTATTCTGGAACGCACTGATTTGCTCAGTAGTAGCATACCCGGACAACTGCGAAGTGGTTGCCAGTCCAGAGATCTGAGTGGTCGTAGCGAGTCCAGCAACAATAAGTGCCTTGGAGGCAGTCTTAGTTGTGCCACCTTGATTGATAACAGCAATATCGGCGTTATTTACAACTGATGCTGTTGGAAGTGCAGAGATTTTGATGTCAGCCATACAATTAAATTAAAACCCAAGAAACAGAAGACTCATCCCACTTATACTTGTTGCCGTCCGATGGATATGCCACAGGTGGTTGCCAAATACAAGTTTGTTCATCCAAAGACCAAGAAGGAAATGGTTGTGGCGCGTAGAAGGCATCACGCACGCTGTCGTAGACAAATCCGATGCCAGCATAATTCTTACGTAATGGGCGCCCTTCTGGATGTTGTCCAGCGCGTGTGTTGTAGCTTGTCTGAATCCATACGCCCGGCAATGCGCCAGAATCAATGAAGTCCTGCTCAGCAACAATAACACGTTTGACTATGCCATTTTCAACTTCAGCAAAATGACTCATGACGTAAATGTAATTGTTCCAGATGTTATAAAAGTGTGAACAGTAAATGTTGACACAGTTGTCGTTGTGTTGCCAGCTCCAGTTATTGTGGCGCGACTAGGAGAAGTATACCAAATCTTCACAATCCCAGATCCACCTGCGCCAGAAACATCACTAAATCCATTATACCCACCTCCGCCGCCACCTCCTGTATTCACTGTGCCAGATCCCGCAATTATATTTGATGATCTTGCCCCGGCGCCTCCACCTCCAGTTCCACCAGCTCCGCCTCCAGTATATCCAACGATTGCTCCTCCGCCGCCACCTGCTCTAGTTTCAGCAACTCCAGCAACTGTTATAGATCTACCTGCGCCTCCTGCGCCTCCTGTTGTTAATGTTGCATTTGCTCCTGCTGCGCTGCCTCCACCGCCTCCTCCGCCGCCTCCACCATCAAATCCATTTCCACCATTATTACCTTGTGATGGAGTTAATGCAGGAACATTTCCAAGGCCACCAGTAAGAAAGCTAGAATCCTTAGACCCACCTCCGCCGCTTCCTCCAGATAAAGCAGCACTTGTAGCAAACGCCCCTCCGCCACCTCCTCCGTTTGATAAAATTTCAAAAAAAGAAGAATTTGCGCCACTAAATGCGGGGCTATAATCAAAAAATGACTGAGCTGCGCCACCTGCGCCAATGATTACAGATATTTGAGATTGAGTTGGAACGACAGTGCTACTGCTTACAAAAACGCCTCCTCCTCCTCCTCCGCCTCCATCAAATCCTCCACCCCCACCGCCCGCAACAGTCATTACGTTTACTGCGGCTGCCTGAGTTTGCGATGAAGCAAAAATTGATGATTTAGCAAACATTAGTATGTGTAGTTTTTGGAAATATTTCCATACCACTTTACTCCATCAGAAACAAACGACAGTATATCCATTCTTCCTGCCGTAGCAGTTATAACTGGAGCAGCAGCTCCCGGCCAAGCAACACCTGTAAATGTAGCTGTTCCGTTTCCTGTTACTGCTGGTTGTTTAAGATACAGCACAAACGACTTTCCTGCTCCAACAGCAGGCATTGTAAAGGTGCATGCCGTACTAGCTGTAAGTGTAGCCGTTAAAACTGTTCCAGCCGTAATTGCCAGTGTTGCCGTCGCGCCAACAGTGCCAACCGCTACTGTTCCTTCTGTGTATCCATTGATTGTGGAAGTTGCAATCGTCGGAGAAGAAGCAAGCACTACTGCCCCCGTGCCTGTTATTGCGCTTAGTTGAGCTGAAGTAATTCCAGATCCAACTTGAGCAGCGGAAATGCCTGCAATTTGAGAAGAAGCAAGAACTGAAATCCTTTCAGAACTCAGAGTGCCAGTGATAATGTTCCCAGCGTTTGTGGTGTCGCTAGTAGCAGAAGCAGCCAGCCCGCTTACTGCGGCAGCAGGAATGGCTATAGCAGCCTCTGTGGCGCCAGTAAGAACTCCATTTACATCTACAGTAAACTGAGCAACCCGTTCAGGATGCCCATATGATCCAGATATAACTCCAGTAGGAGAAAGCGCAGCAATAGCCGTGGTTTCAAGCGCAGTCACTCGACCGTAGGTGTCTACAGTGATCACTGCTGACTGTGTGCTGGATCCGGCTGTGATTGCAGGAACGCCAGTGGTAGACAGCTCAAGTTGAAGTGCGCCAGAGTAGATTACTGGACTATTGGAGATTGCCAGAGTGCTAGAAGTTGCCCCAACGGCCACAACGGTTCCACCAGCAGAACCGGAAATTCCAACGTCAATTGCACTTGTGATTCTGCCCTTTGAGTCAACCGTAAACTGCGCTACGCTCGCAGGAGATCCAAATGTTCCGGCAGACACACCGCTTGTGGCGAGTCTAGCAGGATTCAGAACCCCAGTGGTTAGATCGCTTGCGTTGTTGCCGGGCAACACTGGCGCTGATCCAGCAACCGTAATGCGACCTTTGCTGTCTACGGTAAGCACAGGGATCTGTGCCGAGCTGCCAAATGTGCCGGCAGCAACTCCGCTGGTTTCCAATCTGTTTGGATCAAGAGTGCCACTTGTGATGTTGTCTGCATTAACGATGATTTGGCTAGTAGCAATCGAAGCTACGCGGCCTTTGGAATCCAGAGTAAGGACGGGAATCGCAGAAGTTGAGCCGTAAGTTCCAGCCGTTCCAAGTGCAGCCAAAGAAGGATTCGGATAAGTTCCAGTAAGATCTCCTCCAGCACTTCCGCTTGGCGTCCT